CGATTTCTATAATACAACCGGTATTAATGTTTTCTATTTAATTGAACAGACCGGATTAGGAGTTTACTATGAAGCATATAATGAATTATTTAAACCTCGTAATCCTTCATATAATACTATAGATAATACAGTTTTAACTTATTATAACCTATATAATATTACATCTAGACCTACTAACTCTTTTAATAGTGTTAATTATGCTGCTATTCCTCACTCTGAAAACCATAGAAAAGCATTCAAGCCGCAAAATGATTACTTTGTGGAATTTGACTTTGACGGTTACCACTTGCGGTTACTTTGCGACCAAATTAATTACCCACTTACTAATGAATCCGCTCATAAACAGTTAGCAAAGTTATACTTTGAAAAAGAAGAAATTACAGATGATGAATATAGTAAAGCTAAACAGATAAATTTTCAAGCTATCTACGGTAAGATACCAGAAGAGCATGCATTTTTAGATGTTTTTGTAAAAGTAAATAAGTTTATTCAAGATTTATGGAAAGAGTTTGAAAAGAAAGGAGAAATAAAAGCTCCTATCAGTGAAAAACCCTTTACTAGTAAGTTAAAAGACATGCATCCAGCTAAATTAATGAATTATATGATGCAATCGTTGGAAACTTCAAGAAATATACTTATATTAAAAGAAGTACTCAAGTACTTAAGAGATAAGAAATCAAAAATAGTTTTATACGTGTATGATGCTATTTTATTTGATTTTTGTAAAGAAGATGGAAAAGAAACTTTAGAGGATATTAAAAATATACTAGAAGAAGGTAAAAAATACCCAATAAAGTTTAAATATTCCAATAATTTAGTTTTGTAAAACAGTTTAATATTTATATAAAATGGCAAATGTTATAGCCTCCAGGTTCGATTACGATTTAGAACCTTTATATTTAAACGAAGATATGAGTAATAAACTGTTCTGTACTTTTGCTACAGAAGATTCGCTTGAGAGCGTACTTGGTCAAATTCAAGAACGTTATAAGATAATTTATAATAAAATATTCGTCCTTTACTCTAAGAGTCAAGATGAGTATATTTGTACTTATAATGTAGATTTTGGCAATGTAGGAGCTTTTTTAGAAAATACAATTCTAGTCCATAGAAAGAAAGAATCTAATACTCTATATACTATCAATGCTTTAAATACTTTAATTAAAGAATTAAATGGAGGAGTCTTAGATACTACCTATAAAATAAGCTGGACAGATTACAGAAATTGTATACTTCTTACCAAAGGCCCAGATCTCAAAAGAATAAACACAAAATTATACAAAATTTTAGAGATATAGTTGGATAATAGAATATTATTACCTATATTGTATTAAACGTTATAATTAAAATAAGTTATATTATGGATTTAAATGCGATCAAGGCAAAATTAGATGCCTTAAACAACAGTAATCAGCAAAAAGAGAAAACTGATTACACAAAAATCTTCTGGAGACCTGAATTAGGTAAACAGACAGTAAGAATTGTTCCATCGGCTTTTGATCCCACTTTTCCTTTTAAAGAGTTAAAGTTTCATTACGGTATAGGGAAGTACCCAATGGTAGCTTTATCGAATTTCGGTAAGCAAGACCCTATAGAAGAGTTTGTAAAGGAGCTTAAAAAGACTTCAGATAAGGATAATTGGTCATTAGCAGGGAAACTTAACCCTAAGACTAGAATTTTCGCACCTGTTATAGTAAGAGGTGAAGAAGATAAAGGTGTAAGGTTATGGGGATTTGGTATTACCATTTACAAAGCATTATTAGCATTAGCTGAAGATGAAGATGTAGGTGATTTTACTGACGTAATCAATGGTTGGGATATGATTGTTGAACAACAACAAGGTAACCCTTACCCTACTACTTCGGTTAGAATTAAACCAAAACAATCACCTTTATCAGATAATAATGAATTAGTTGATTCTTGGATAAAAACTCAACCTAATCCGGTAGAGGTTCATTCTCAATACGATTATGATTTCATTAAAAAACAACTTCAGAATTATTTGAATCCTGGATCAGCAGAGGAGAATGCTCCAGCTGCAGGTTCGGAATCAAGTACGCCAGAAAGCTCAGGAAGTCCTCAAAAGACTGACTTTACTTTGGAAACAGCTACTGCTGGCAACAAAGATACAGTTAGTAAGTTTGATGATTTATTTAATGAGTAATGGCAAACAAAAAAGAAGTACAACAAAGAGCGACCTCTGCAGTACGTAAGTCGTTCAACTTAAGCAATTTTAAGAAAAAAAAAGGGTTTTCAAACTCTTCTGTAAAGTTTAAAGAACAAGGTTGGATACCATTATCAAAAGCTTTTCAAGATATTACTTCCCTACCCGGTATACCTACCGGGCATATTTCTCTTTTAAGAGGACACAGTGATACGGGCAAAACAACTGCCCTAATTGAAGCTGCGGTGAGTGCTCAGAAATTGGGCATTCTCCCAGTCTTTATTATTACTGAGATGAAGTGGTCATGGGAACATGCTAAAGAAATGGGACTAGAAGTTAGCGAAGTAACTGATAAAAACGGTACTATCACTGATTATGAAGGTCATTTTTTATATACTGATAGAGGTGTTTTAAATACTATAGAAGATGTAGCAGTATATATAGCAGATCTTATGGATGAACAAGCAAAAGGAAATCTTCCTTTTGATATGTGCTTCTTATGGGACTCTATTGGGTCTGTTCCTTGTGATTTATCAGTTCGTTCTAATAAGAATAATAACGAATGGAATGCAGGAGCTATGTCTACTCAGTTTGGAAATAACCTAAATCAAAAGATTCTTCTATCTAGGAAAGAAAATTCTCCTTATACAAATACTTTAGTAGCAATTAATAAAGTATGGACTATGAAACCAGAGCACCCAATGGGTATGCCTAAATTACAAAATAAAGGTGGTATGTCTATGTGGTATGATGCAACCTTAGTAGTTACTTTTGGTAATATTACTAACCCAGGTACGTCTAAAATTAAAGCTATTAAAAACGGTATGCAAGTAGAGTTTGCTAAAAGAACTAACGTTCAGATAGAAAAGAATCATATTGGAGGAGTACAGTCTAGAGGTAGAATAGTTATGACGCAACATGGTTTTATAGCAGACGATAAGAAAGCTATAGATAAGTATAGAGATGCTCATAAAGAACACTGGTTAAAATTAGTTGGTAGCTTAGATTTCGATCTAGTTGAAGAAGGAGATTTAGAAGAAGAGAAAATTACTACTAATTTACTAGACTAGTGGCATACGATAAAATACTAAAGAACTTAAAGCAGACCCCACCCCGAGAGCTGAATGATCACATTATGGTGATTGATGCTATGAATATGTTAATTCGTAGCTTTTCCCTGCTCAAAGCAATGAGCCCAACTGGTCACCATATTGGAGGCCTAGTTGGCTTTTTGCGATCTTTAGGATATGTTACTAGAATATTTGATCCTACTAGAGTAGTAATAGTATGGGACGGTAAAGGAGGTTCCGGAAATCGTCAAAATATAGATCCTAATTATAAAGCTCATAGAGCTAATACTAGAATTACACATTGGGGACTATATGATACTAAACAAGAAGAAACTGAAGCACTAGTAGGACAGTTATTTAGAACAAAAGACTATCTTGAATGCCTTCCAGTACATCAAATTATGATGGAAAAATTAGAGGCTGATGATATTATAGCTTATTTAGCTCAAGAAGCTACAAATAATAAAAAGAAAGTAACTATTATCTCTTCGGATAAAGATTTTTTACAGATGATTAATAAGCATGTAGAAGTATATGCTCCTGTAAAGAAAAAAGTCTATACAGCTCAAAATACTAAAGAAGAGATAAAAGTAATACCAGAGAATTATAATGTAGTTAAAGCACTACTAGGGGATAATTCAGATGGTTTAAGCGGAGTAAAAGGTTTAGGTATAAAAACTATAATATCAGAATTTCCTGATATAGTCGATAAACCAAATACTTCATTAGATTACATATTTGAGGTATGTGAAAAAAATCTAGAAGGTAAAAAAATATTCTCTAAAATCATTCATCAATGGGATAAAGTAGAAACTAATTTCAAATTGATGAATTTACATGAAAGTGTGTTGGATAATAGAGAAAAAAATACTATATTAGATATTATTAAAAGTGGCGTACCTGACCTTCAAGCAGGAGCATTTTTACATCTATTAGATACTGATAGAATAGAAGGTGTAACGAAAAATACTGAAGGTTGGTTAGAAAACTTTAGGGGTTTAACGGTTTTTAAAAAATAGGTTATTATGACATTAAAAAGTCTTCAACAGTATGGTAAAGCATTTCAATTAAAAGTGCTAGGGTCATTACTTACTGATAAAAAATTCTTACTTAACGTTAGAGATGTATTACACTCAGATTATTTTGATGCAGATTCTCACAAATGGATTATCACCCAGATTATAGAGTATTTTGATCAGTACCATACTGTAGTTACTATGGATGTTCTTAAAGTAGAACTTCATAAAGTAGAGAATGAAGTACTACAGGTAGCGTTAAAAGAAGAGTTAAGAAATTCTTATGCAGCTTCTACAGATGACCTCGAGTATATTCAAGAAGAGTTTACTAATTTTTGCAAAAATCAAGAGATGAAAAATGCTATTTTAAATTCTGCTGATTTACTTAAGTTAGGAGATTTTGATGGTATTAGAGGTTTAGTAGAAAAAGCTATTAAAGCAGGAATGGATAAAAATATAGGACATGAATATAACAAAGATATTGAAACTAGGTATAGAGTTGATTATAGACCTACTATACCGTCTCCTTGGTCCCTACTTAATGATGGATTACAAGGAGGCTTTGGACCGGGTGACTTAGGAATAATATTTGGTAGCCCAGGAGGAGGAAAATCTTGGACTATGGTAGCTATAGCAGCACATGCTGTTCAATTAGGACATAAAGTTAATTTTTATACTTTAGAGTTAGGAGAAGACTATGTAGGTAAAAGATTTGATTGTTATTTTACTGGGTATAGTATTGACGAAATAAATAAACATAGAAAAGACGTTCAAACGTATGTAAATAATTTAAAAGGTAAATTAATAGTAAAAGAATACCCACCTAAAGGAGCATCTATATCTACTATTAAAGCTCACGTACAGAAATGTATTGATATGGATCATAAACCAGATATGATTATTATTGATTATGTAGATTACTTAAGAGCTCCATCTAAGAGTAAATACTCAGAACGTAAAGACGAAATTGACGATAATTTTATAGCTACTAAAGGTTTAGCTAAAGATTTAAAAATACCTATCCTTACACCTTCACAGGTTAATAGAATGGGAGCTAGAGATTCTGTTATTGAAGGAGATAAAGCAGCAGGATCATACGATAAGATGATGGTAGCAGATGTATGTTTATCGCTATCTAGAATGAAAGAGGATAAAGTACTAGGAACCGGTAGAATTCATGTTATGAAAAATAGATATGGACAAGATGGTATGACATACAATATTAAGATGGATACTAACAATGGACATATTGAATTCGAAGGAAAAGCTGATCCTTCAGACTTAGTACCTAACGAGTCAAAACCTACATTTAATTTAGATAGTGCAACTCTGTCAAAAATATTTGAAAAAAAGTAAAAATAATATTGAGAAACATGAATATATATGATATTTATTTTAGAGTCCTTGGGAGAACCCTTTCAGGGATCTTTTTGTCTAACCTAACGAGTAATATATAAAGATATATGAGTTTATTAAAAGAAAGAGTAGTTTATAAGCCTTTTGAATACCCACAAGCCTACGATTATTGGTTAAAACAACAGCAAGCCCATTGGTTACACACGGAAGTACCTATGGCCCAAGACGTTACAGATTGGAAATCAAAATTAAATGATTCTGAAAAGAACGTAGTAGGTCAAATTCTTAAAGGATTTGCTCAAACTGAAACAGTAGTGAATGACTACTGGTCGACATTAGTAACAAAATGGTTTAGAAAGCCAGAAATTATTATGATGGGAACTACTCTTGGTTCTTCTGAGACAATTCATGCAGAAGCATATTCTCTTTTAAACGAACAACTAGGTTTAGATGATTTTGCAGAGTTTTTAGAAGACGAAACAACAATGGCTAAGATAGAAACATTAATGAATGTTAGAGATCATCATGATGGAAAACCTAATTGGCATGAAAGAGCAAAATCTTTAGCTATATTCTCAGCCTTTACAGAAGGAGTTAATTTATTTTCTTCATTTGCAGTCTTATTATCATTTAAAATGAGAAATAAATTAAAAGGAGTAGGACAGATAGTAGAATGGTCAGTGAGAGATGAATCTTTACATTCAGATGCTGGTTGTTGGTTGTTTAGAACATTAATGGAAGAAAATCCAAAATTTAAAACTAAAAAATTAGTTAAAGAAATTGAAGAAGCTGCTGAATTAATGATGCAATTAGAGTTTGATTTTATTGATAAGGTATTTGAATTAGGAGACTTAGAAAATCTAACAAAAGATGAACTAAAAAACTTTATAAAACATAGAATCAATACAAAGATGAGTGATTTATCATTAGATCCAATTATACCCTCATCTGAAATAGATAAAGGAGCATTAAAAACAATGAAATGGTTTGATGCTGTTATTGCAGGTAAACAACAAACAGATTTCTTTGCAAATAGAGTTACTAATTACTCTAAAGGAACCGTAGATTGGTCTAACGCTTTTTAATATATAAAAAATGTCAACAACACTTGATTTCTCCCAATGGGAAAAAGGCAAAGATTATCCTGAATGGATGAACGATGTTTCTTTAGCTACAATTTCTAAAGGTTACCTACTACCAGATGAAAATCCCAAAAAAGCTTATAAAAGAGTAGCAGATAGAGTTGCTCAAAGATTAGACAGACCAGATCTTGCTGGTAAATTTTTTAGATATATGTGGAAAGGTTGGTTAAATTTAGCTTCTCCTGTATTATCTAATACTGGAACAGATAGAGGGCTACCAATAAGTTGTTTTGGTATAGATACACCTGATTCTATTAGAGGAATTGGACTTACTAATGCAGAATTAATGAGATTAACTTCTTTAGGCGGTGGAGTAGGAATTGGATTATCTAAAATTAGAGGTAGAGGTGGAAAAATAGGAGGACACGAAAATTTAGGTAATTCTGAAGGAGTTGTACCTTGGGCTAAGATATATGATTCTACAATTATTGCTACAAACCAAGGAGCAGTTAGAAGAGGAGCAGCATCTGTAAATTTAGACATAAATCACCCAGATATTGAAGAATTTTTACAGATTAGAAGACCAAAAGGTGATCCTAATAGACAATGTTTAAATTTACATCAATGTATTGTGGTTGATGATGAATTTATGCAAAAATTAGAAAGAAATAATACTGAAGCAAGAGATTTATGGATACAGATTCTTAAATCAAGAATGGAAACTGGTGAACCTTATATAATGTTCAAAGATAATATTAATAATGCAAATCCTCAATCATATATAAAAAATAACCTAGATGTTACTATGACAAATATATGTTCTGAGATTACATTATATACAGATGAAGAACATAGCTTTGTATGTTGTTTATCATCAGTAAATTTAGCTAAGTATGATGAATGGAAGAATAGTGATTTAATAGAAACATCAGTTTACTTCCTTGATGGAGTAATGGAAGAATTTTTAAATAAAACTTCTGGTAGAGAATCTCTTGTAAGAGCTCATAGATCTGCTAAAAAAGGTAGAGCAATTGGATTAGGAGTATTAGGATGGCAGACATTTTTACAACAAAAGAAAATTCCATTTGTTTCAATTGAAGCAACTTCATGGACTCATAAGATATTTTCACAAATTAGAGAACAAGCTAATGCCGCTTCAATGAAATTAGCAGATGAATATGGAGAACCAGTTTGGTGTAGAGGAACAGGTATGAGAAATACTCATGTATTAGCAATAGCACCAACAGTATCAAATTCTACTATAACAGGTGGTGTCTCTGCTGGTATTGAACCTTTACCTGCTAACGTATACACATTTAATTCAGCTAAAGGTACATTTATTAGAAAAAATCCTGCTTTAGAAGATTATTTAGAAGAAAAAGGAGCAAATACTGAAGAAGTATGGGACCAAATCATGAAAGATAGAGGATCAGTAGCAAATCTACCAGATAGTATTTGTCCAAACGGAGATAAGAAGATATTCCTTACATTTTCAGAAATAAATCAATTAGGTTTGGTAGAACAAGCAGCAGCAAGACAAAAATATATAGATCAAACGCAATCATTAAATTTAGCATTTGATCCTAATGATAGTCCTAAATTTATTAATTTAGTTCATCAAAATGCTTGGAAATTAGGAATAAAAACACTATATTATCTAAGAACCGACTCAGTTATTAACGGAGATATAGGTTCAAGAACTTCAGAAGACTGTTTAAGTTGTGATGGATAAAGTAAAAGGACTTGGAGATGTGATATTTATAATAACAAAGTACACCGGAATAAGGTGGCTTGTTAAAAAGGTGTGGAGAGAAGACTGTGGTTGTGATGAAAGACAGGAAATTCTCAATGATTTAGTACCTTTTAAAGATAAAAACAGAGTTATACAAAAACCAAAACCAACACCAAAGTTATGACAATTAAAAATGGTACAATTTTTGTACAGATTGCAAGTTATAGAGATCCAGAATTAAAACCAACATTAGAGGATATCATAGATAAAGCAGATAATCCTGATAGATTAAAAATCTGCGTAGCATGGCAACATACATGTGAAGATGAATGGGATACGTTAGATGAGTATTTAAATGATGATAGATTTATTATCATAGATATTCCTCATACTGAAACTAATGGTACTTGTTGGGCTAGAAATACTATACAACAAAAATACAACGGAGAAGATTATACTTTACAGTTAGATTCTCATCATAGATTCGTAAAAGGATGGGATAGTAAATGTATAAGAATGTTAAAACAGTTACAGAAAAAAGGACATAAAAAACCTTTATTAACTGGATATATACCTTCTTATAATCCTAAGAATGATCCTGAAGAAAGAGTCGATTCTCCTTGGAAAATGGATTTTGATAGATTTACACCTGAAGGAGTCATATTTTTCCTACCAGCTACTATTGATGATTGGAAAGAAAGAAACGAACCAGTACCTGCTAGATTCTTTTCAGCACACTTTACATTTACTTTAGGTATATTTTGTAATGAAGTACAACACGATCCTAAATATTATTTTCATGGAGAAGAAATAGCATTAGCAGTGAGAGCATATACTCATGGTTATGATTTATTTCACCCTCATAGAATAATTGCATGGCATGAATATACTAGAGTAGGGAGAGCTAAGCATTGGGATGATGATGATTCATGGGTAGATAGAAATAAAACTACCTTTTATAGACTTAAAGGACTATTAGGTACTGATGGTACTGTATGTACTCCATGTATGAAAAAACAATTAGTTCCTTATTACTTAGGTGAAGAAAGAACATTAGCAGATTATGAAAAATATGCAGGTATAAGATTTAAAGATAGAGGAATACAGCAATATACATTAGATAAAGTAGGATACCCTCCTAACCCAGAAGTAGAAGATTATGAAAATTCATTTCATAAAGTATTTAGACACTGTATCGATATACATACTAATGATGTGCCTGAAAAAGATTATGATTTTTGGGCAGTAGCATTTCATGACGAAAACGGTAAAGATATACACAGAGAAGATGCTTCAAAAGAAGAAGTAGCTAATTTAATAGCCACACAGAAAGATGGATGGATAAACCTTTGGAGAACTTATACAGGACCACTTCCTTCAAGTTGGAGTGTATGGCCTTATTCTAAGAGCAAAGAATGGTGTAATAGATTAAGTGGGAATTTAGGAATAGAAAAAAATGGCTAATATAGCGTTTTATGGGTCTCATAATGCTGCTGTAGCTGTAGAACAAAACGGTAAAGTTTTAACAGTTATAGAGATAGAAAGATTTCTGAATACTAAAAATGCAGGGTATGGACAATACCTTATATCATATACTCGTCCAAAATTAATTAATTATATTCTAGATTATATCTATAAAACCTATGGTATAAAAACATATGATACATGTTATTACCAGAATACTGATACAATAGAAGGTTCAAAAGGAAAAGTTCATTACGAAAGATTAATTCCTGCTAAAAATTATGTTGATTGTTTACATCATTACAGTCATGCAGCAAGCGGTTTTTATCAAACTGATTACAACAAAGCTTTGATAATATCATTTGATGGAGGAGGAAACGATGGTTATTTTAATATATACCATGCTAAAGATAGAAATAATATTGAGATACTTTTTAAAGATAATATTGATTTAGGTTTTCCTTATATGATTTTTGGTAATTATTTGAACGATATTAAAATGGAACCTGCCCTTAATATAGGTAACTTAGTTTACTCAGGAAAATTAATGGGATTATGTTCTTACGGTAAAGTGAATAAAGAATGGTTACCACATTTTAAAGAATTTTACTTTTCTAAACCTGATGGTGAAAACTACCTTGGTCTATTAGAAATATTATCTGAAAAAACTGGAATAAAATTCGATGTTGAAAAAAGGTTAAAAGATCAAGAAGCTTATGATGTTGCAGCAACTTCTCAAGAAGCATTTGAACAAGCATTTTACCAGGTTTCTAAACCTTATATAGAAAAATACCCTGATATACCTATAATTTTAGTAGGAGGCTGTGCATTAAATATTATTCTTAATAGTAAAGTTAAGAAAAAATTTAAAAGAGAAGTATTTGTACCACCTAATCCTAACGATTGCGGATTAGCTTCTGGTATGATATTAGATCATATAAAACCAAAAAAAGCTATAGATTTAACTTATTCTGGAATTGAAGTTTTAGATAAAAACATGTTAATGTACCACGTAGAAAATAAAAGAGGAAATGAAGTAGACTTTAAAGAACTATCTAAACATTTAAATGAAGGCAGCATAGTAGGAGTTGTAAGAGGACAATCAGAACATGGACCTAGAGCATTAGGTAATAGAAGTATTTTATGTAACCCAGGTATTGAAAATATGAAAGATCTTCTTAATAAAAAAGTTAAAAACAGAGAATGGTATCGTCCTTTCGCCCCTGTATGTAGATTAGAAGATGTTAATAAATATTTTAATTTTGAGGGAGAAAGTAGATTTATGAGTTTTTGTCCTACTGTAAAAGCTAAATGGAGAAAAAAACTTTCTTCTATTACTCATGTAGATAATACTGCAAGAATACAGACAGTTACAAAAGAACAAAATGAATGGTTGTATAATTTACTTACTGAGTTTGAAAAAATATCAGGATATGGAGTTTTATTAAATACATCATTTAACGTTAACGGTAAACCTATATTATCAAGCTATTCAGACGCACTAAAAGTATTCTTAGAATCTGAAATGGATAAATTAGTTTTAGAAAATTATTATTTTAAATGGAAACACGTTTAGTATCAGCTTTTTATTTCGATAACTACGGAGGAGATCAGAGACCTCCTTATCATCTGCATAGTGCAGTAGCAAGATACCATAGGTACCTTTACTCTATAGTGCAATTATCAAAAATGAATTTACCTATTAGGTTAGTTTGCGGTGATAACGTGTACGATGCATTAACTATTGAACTTCAACATAACAACGTTAAAAATGTAGAAGTAGAAGTTAGGGATTTAGATAGTTTTAAATATTCAAAAAAAATACGAGACTTAAAAAGTAAATATCCTGATAAGTTTAACTTTTATCATGAAATAGATTGGGCTAAATTAGATTTATTGAATGAAGAATCTAAAAAAGGAGCTGACTACCTATACTGGATAGATTGTGGATTATCTCACAGAGGATTATGGCCTAATAAGTACGCTAAAAATCCAAAAGAACTAACAGGCTTTTCTCACAATATAGAGAATTACAAATTCGACAAAATATTTACACCAGATTTTTTTAAACATATTAATAACTGGGTAGGAGATAAGTTAATTAATATTAAGAATAGGCAATTTTTTCATCCACAAGATCAAATTAATAGAATATTTGGTGATTTAGGAGCTCCTGACGGTCAAACTATAGGAGGTATACTAGGAGGACATAATAGTAAGTTAGAAGAGTTTTTAAATGAATTCGATAGTAGAGCAGATAAATGTATTAGTGATGAATATCTTTTGAATCACGAAGGCATTTTGACACATATGGCAACAAGTAAACCTGAAAATTACAAATCTTGGTTATTTACTACCTGGTACCATGAAAATACCGGAGGAATGGATTGGATAACCCCAGAATGGTTAGAAACACAAGTATCATTTTACGAATTTGTTAAAGAAATAGAGCATGAGTAAAAAAGTCACATTAGTCACAGGTCTTTGGGACATTAAGAGAGATACTTTAGAAGAAGGATGGAATAGATCTTTTGAGGATCATTATATATCCAAGTTTAAAGACTTATTAAACGTTCCATGTAATTTAATTATTTTTGGAGAAGAAGAATTAAAAGAAGTAGTTTTTAAAATTAGATCTGAAGAAAATACCCAATTTATAGTCAGAAATCAAGACTGGTTCAAAAATGAATTTTACGAAAAAATTCAGTCTATAAGATCTAGCGAGGAATGGAAAAGTTTAGCACCTTGGTTGCCTGAATCTACTCAAGGTAAATTAGAGATGTATAATCCTTTAGTTATGTCAAAGATGTTTTTACTCAATGACGCAAGGATATTTGATAAATTTGAATCTGAACACTTATACTGGATAGATGCAGCCTTATCTACTACTGTTAGCATGGGGTATTTTACGTCTGACAACGTCTTAGACAAACTCTTAGATAAGATAAGTAAATTTTTATTCATCTGTTTCCCTTATGAGGCAAATACAGAAATTCACGGTTTTGCTTATCCGGAAATAAATACCTATACTCGTGGGAAAGATATAAAAATGGTAGCAAGAGGTGGATTTTTTGGTGGACCTGTAGATACTATAGGAGAGATAAATGCTAAATACTACGATTTAATGAGTACTACATTAAACGAAGGATATATGGGTACTGAAGAATCTTTATTTTCTTTACTTACCTACCAATTTCCTAATAAAGTATGTTATTCGAAAATTGAAGAAAATGGATTACTTTATTACTTTTTTGAGAAATTAAAAAATAATGAAGTAGTAATAGAATCAGTATTATCTAAAAATGCAATAAATCGTTTAGATTATAGAAAAGTAGCCCTTTATGTAATTACTTATAACTCCCCAGATCAATTTAATACGTTATGTAAGTCTTTTGAACAGTATGATAAAGATTATTTAGACCTACCTAATCGTAAGATATTACTTAATAACTCTATAGATAGATCCACTGATAAAGAATATGATAAATTATGTGAAAAATGGGGCTTTGAACAAATTAAGAAAGATAATATTGGTATATGTGGAGGAAGACAGTTTATAGCTGAGCATTTTGATGAACAAGAAGATTTAGAACATTATCTATTTTATGAGGATGATATGTTTTTCTATAACG